GCCACTGGGAGTCGCCCATGTTGGTGGGGTGCCTCCGACACTTAATCAACTGAGCTTATCTGGCGGTGTGTCTACGCAATGCTAGGGGCTGAGAAATAAAACCGTAGACTGCGCTCGGAGAAGAATTCGGGGCCGGCCATTGGACGGGGGTTCGATTCCCCCCATCTCCACAACAAAAACCGCGTGATTCTGCGGTAAACTGAGGGTGTGAAAACAGCGTGACACGCTCGCGTGACACGCACGCTAATTAAGCGGAGTACAATCAAGACAAAGCAACACCCGACAAGTTCAAGCAAGGCGGCGCAAGGATGGCATCTGTCAAGGCAGTCAAGCACCGTGACGGCACCGTCGTGTACCGCGTCCGCTACCGCACCGGGGGCAAAAACCCGGTCGTGGAAACCTTCTACGATGCCGCGAGCGCGCAGCGCTTCGCCGACCTCGTCGACCGCGTCGGCGGGGCAGCCGCCCGCGAGATGCGCAGCCTTGACGACCTCGCCGCCGCCGACACGCCGACCGTCGCCGCGGCGTGCGAGCATCACCTCGAGGCCCTGGCCGCGTCCGCTACCCCCGGCACGATCAGTAGGTACAGGCAGATCGTGCGGGATCGGATCGAGCCTCGCCTCGGACTCATCCCGGTGGACATGCTGACCAGGCACACGGTCACGAAGTGGGTCGCCGACATGCGCCGCACCCCCGTCGCTCGGGGGGCCACCGCCGGCCGCCCACCGTCAGCTAAGACGATCCGCAACGCCCAGGCCCTACTCAGTGCCGCCCTGCAACGCCTCGTCAACGAGGATGTGATCCCACGCAACGTCGCTAAAGGTGTGCCCCTCCCCAAAGATGCGACCGTGCGTGAGATGCGATTCCTAACACCCGACGAGTACGCGCGCTTGCACGCCTGCATCTCTGCCGACTACCAGCCCTTCGTTGCGGCCATGTACGGCCTCGGCCTTCGCTTCGGCGAGGCAACTGCCCTCACGGCCGCCGACGTGGACCTCGACGTCGCCCAGCCCGTCGTGCGAGTGAACAAGGCCTGGAAGATGGGCGACAACGGAGCCCCCTACCTCGGGGCTCCGAAAACCAAGCGCGCGCGCCGCACGGTCACCATCCCCGCGCCCCTGATCCCTGAGCTGCGCGCCGCGCTCGCGGGTAAGGCGGCGGATGAGCTGGTGTTCACGGCGCGCAGGGGCGGGCCGATCACCTCGGGGCCCTTCCATGCCCATATATGGCAGCCGGCGTGTGATGCGGCTGGGTTGTCGCCGCGTCCGCGCGTGCATGACCTGCGTCATTCCCACGCTTCGGCGCTGATCGCCGCCGGCGTCCCCCTGCCCGTCGTCCAGCGGCGCATGGGCCACGAGTCGATCCAGACCACGGTCGACGTGTACGGGCACCTTGCGCCCGATGCTTACGCTGGCGCGGCAGAGGCTATGAGCGTGGCCATGGGTGGTGCGACCCCACAACTCGGCATGTGACACACATCTCCCTAGGTTAGCTTGCGCAATAGCCCGCGCGCGGGCTATAGTTAATGCATCGGGAGGGAACAGCCCCCCGAACCTCAAAGAAGGAGATATTCAAATGACCACCACGACCTGGACCAAGGCAGAGCGTTTCGACGGCGACGGCGCCCTCATTGCCGCCGACCTCGACAACGGCGCACGCGCCGTCATCTACGGCGAATACCAGGACGAGATCAAGATCAGCCTGCTGATCTTCGACTCTGCCCTGCCGGGTGGCAGCGCCTCGACCGAGCGCACCCAGGATTGGCCGCTCGTCGAGCAGTACATCCCCCGCGCCGAGTGGCCTGCCGAAATCTGGGGCGGCCTCCACGGCCCCGCTGAGCGCACCCCCGCCCCCGAGGTCGCCGCCGCCGTCGCCCAGTACATCGCCGAGACGGACGCCTGGCTCGCCGAGGACTGACCAGCAAACCCAAGGCCCCCGCGCCCACCACAGGACGCGGGGGCCAACCCATAGGAGGACTAATTGACCGAACCACTCACCCCCGCCGGGCTACGGTGCCGACGCAAAGCCCTAGGGCTCACCCGCGCCGAACTTGGATACCTCATCGACGCACCAGAAAGCGCGGTTCGCTCGTGGGAGATCGGCAAGGGCGCGCCCCGCGACCCGATCAGCGTTCACATGCTGCTTGGCAACCTCGAGGACGCGGCCCTCGACTGCGTCGACGAGCTAACAAGCCCCGCTGACGACGAGATCGAGGATGTGCGCGTCATCCCGACCGCCCTGTTCTCGTACGTCGATCAAGCCTCGTACGAACAGGGCTGCGAGTGGGCCGCCCGGCTCCCGTTATCGACGTACCAGGCGTGCGTCGGGAGGGCCTTCGCGTTCCTGGCCGACCAGGATATTCCCGTCGAAATCATCACCCGAACGAGCTAAGGAGCCACAATGACGCGCGAGTATCTGGGCGCCGCTGACTTCGCCGACCGCGCCGGGCTGGCCCCGGCGACGATCAGGTCGTACATGCGTAAGGGGTTGACGCCGCCCGCTGATGTTGTCATCACGACCCCGTCAGGACCATTGCGCGGCTGGTCGCCCGAGACTATCGACGCGTGGCTCGCCTCGCGGCCAGGACAGGGCGCCCGAACCGACCTGCGCAAGTAGCGCACATCACATTCAATCCCGCTTGCACTATAGCCCATGCGCGGGCTATAGTTAATGCATCGGGAGGGAACAGCCCCCCGAACCTCAAAGAAGGAGATATTCAAATGACCACCACCGTCACCTACATCACCAACACCAACGTTGACCCCACGTTCGCCCACACCACCATCGTCAATAAGTGGCGCGAAGGCCTCGACGAATGGTTCGAGGTCGAGCTTCCCGACGACGAGGTCAGCGACCTGCGCGCCGCCCTCATCGAAGCCGCCGAACGGCTGAGCGGCGAGGACCGCGCCCTACTCGAAGCCAACGGCTTTGAAGTGACCACGATCCCCGTCAAGTTCACCAAAGACGACGAGGAACGCTGGGCTAACAGCCGCCCTGCCGGTGGCGACGACCTTTACATGCTCCCACTGGCACCCGAGTGTGAGCGCGTCGGTCTGACGAATGGCTGCGACGACTTCTGCGAGACCCTCACCGTCCTTGAGGTACTCGGCGGTAACATCGACAAGTTCCTCGACTGAAACACGACAAAGCCCCCACCAACCCGTTCGGGTGGTGGGGGCTTTGCTGTTACTTGTTGCGCGCGATCCTATACTGGGCCTCGGTCAATTCAGACACAAAGCGCGCATAGTCTGCGCGTGACATTGACCGTATCTCCCATTCCTGGTGACTCGTGATGACGCCGGCGCGCGCTAGGCGCATAGCGTATTTCGTCCGCTTTTTCTCGTATTGCGCGACCATGAAGTCGCGGGACTGAGAGCTGATCGGCGTGTCTCCCAGTGCTGCGCGCGCGGCCTGCTTACGGTCGTAATTCGCGGCGGCGCGGGCGTTCTGTGCGGCGATTTCGGCGCGGTGCGCTTCGTTTGCTGCCCGTTCGCGCGCGAGCTTGCGATCCATGGCCGCATTTTCTTCGTTGCGTTTCTTTCGCCACGCGGACACCTCACGGCCCGTCGCTTCGCGGGCATCGTCACGGGCCTCCGAAAACTCACGGAACGCGATCTTACGGGCGGCTGCGTCCGTCGAAATCTCGTCTAATGCGGCCTTGCGGTGCGCGGCGCGGTGGTCGACGGCGTCAAGGAAGTCGCGGTAGTTCACGCGTTCGCCGTTTTCGTCGACGAACTCCCATTTGCCGATGTCCTCGCCTGCTTCGTAGAACTTGTCGCCGATCTGCACGCCGACGCGCTTTTCGGTTTCGGCGGACGAACCGCCGCCGCCTCCACCACCACCGTGGGAACTTCCACCTCGTCCTCCCATCAGGCTGCCTCCATTCGTTCGTTCATTCGTTGTAAATGCGACGTGTAGCTCGTCACCTCCACGCCTTCCCAGTCGAAGCCCTGAATCATAGAGCCGTGATGCAGGACGGCGCGGGGTTCGAGCACCTCTAGGGCGCGGGTCATGCCGGCTGCCCATAGGTCTTGTGAGGCCTTGCTGCTTCGCGCGCCGGTGGTGCTGACTGCGTAGATACCGCCCTTTGGGAGGTTGTCGAAACAGTAGGCGAGGCTGTCCTCGTCGCTCCACTGCAGGGTGGGGATGACGCGCAGGCCTTGGCTCTGGAAGTAGTTACCGATGGCGCGCGACCTGTAGATGTTCCACAGCTTCACTGGGGTGGGCATGTCCGTGTATGTGCTGAAATCTGGTGTAAGTACGCAGTCAAATTTGGCGAGCATGGCGGCGTACAGGCCTGGCCGGTTCCACACGCGCTCGAACTGGTAGTCGTCGACGAAGAAGTGGACGCCCGCCCGCTGGTTCGCCGCCGACTTCGCGTAATTGAAGCCGATCAGATCTTCGGGCGGGCGGATCGTCGGGTCGTCCTCGATGACAGGGAAGTCGTAGGGGCCTGCCGTGTGAGCTTTATTGACCAGCCGTAGATTATAGGCGTCAACTGTTCGATACAGCTGATTTTCTTCGCCGTATTTCATGACTCTATTCTACCTGTTTCCCTTACGTTTCCGGGCTATTTCAGGGACGCGTCGAGGCCCCCACATTCTATTTGCAGGGTGTGGGGGCCGCGAGCGCGGGGGCGGGTTACTTGGTGTCGCGCTCTTCTAGCGCCTCGATGCGTTCGTAGATCGCGAGGTGCGCGTCGTGCGCGTGGGTGTCGATGATACGCTGTGCGGCCTCCCGCGCGGTGCGCTCGTCGTGTATCTCGGCGGCCATACGCCCGCCGCGTTCATCGATGCGGTCAATCCGCGCTTTCATGTCTGCCAGGCTGTCGCCGTGGCTGTCGAGCGTGTCGGCGACGCGGTCGACCGTCTCGCTGACGGCCTTCACGGTGTCGCGCACCGCATCGATGTCGTCGCGGATGTTCGACGAGTGGTCATTGCTGACCTGCGCGTCGGCGGACTGTGCGGCGGCCTTCGCCTCCTCAGCGGCGCGGGTCGCCCGCTGCAGGTGCGACTCCATGCTGGTTTTCAGACGAGCGAAGCCGACGGCGGCGGTGCCGGCCAGCCCGGCGATCAGGACGGCGACCAGGCCGTTAATGGCCTCGACGACCTTCGGGTCCGAAAGCAGGTGGGTCACTGGCCGCGGTCACCGCCCAAGCCACGGGATGCGTCACGGGATGCCAGGAAAGCGTTAAGGTCGGTAGCCTTGCGCACGTCGTCAACGGTTTCGCCGCCGGGGGTCAGAGCACCCGCCCAGTCAATAAGGGATGCGCCGTTGATCTTGACAGTGGAAAGCACCTGAAACACGCTCCACGCGATACCCAGGAAAACAGACGCCTGGGCGACGAACAGCTGCCAGGTCGCCGGGTAAGATCCCGACACCCATACGGCGACGGACACCACGACTGCGACCGCCGCGAGAAGGATCTTACGTCGGGCCGGGGTCCAGTACGGGCGGTCGAGCGCCGCCTGCACGAGGGGCCAGATGAGGCCGACGACGACCGTCACCAGGAACGGGTCAGACTGTAGACCGAGGAGGATATTGTTCACGATCAGGCCTCCTTCTTGGTGGCGTCGAGGACGCGCTGCACGGCGGCGTCGATGTCCTCACGGACCCCGCCTCGGATGGCGGCGACGGCGGCGTTGTGGCGCTCCCACGCCTGGCGGACCAGGAGGTTGTAGAAGTCCCACTCGACGACGCGAGCCTCGCCAAGGAGGCGCTCATAGGCGGTTCGTTCGCCGTATGTGTTGTCGATGGCGCGCGCGCCGCCCACGGTCGCGTGAATCAGCGCGTAGGCCCACTCGCCCCACGGGGTCTTGGTCGTGATGATGTACATATCGTCTCCAATCAGGTCGGGTGTGATAGCTGCGTGCGCGGGGGCCGCGCCCGAAGTCGTGGAAGTGTCGCCGCCGTCGGCGGCCTCGGCGGGCGGTCGCAGGACGTGCGTCCACAGGCCGCGCACGGTGTACGGGTGCGCGTAGAAACCGATGACGCGGGATTCGCCGCCGGTATCATCGCCCGCGCCGTCGCCCTCAGCACTGCCCATGATGTCGCCATGGCCGTCGATCCAGAGCTCGGCGAGCGTGTCGTTGCCGGTGTAGGCGGCGACGTGGCCGACGCCGCCCGACGCGGCTTCGGACAGGAGGAGGTCGCCGGGGTACAGGTTGTCAGCGTCGCCGCCGGTCTGCGCGTAGGGGATGACGGCCCAGCCGACGGCCTCGAGGCCTGCGCGCATGTCCCCCGTGTAGCTGGCATATCCGGTCGGGAGGCCCGCGCGGCGAGCTGCGGCGAGCGTCGAGGATGAGCAGTCGGCCTCGGCGACCGCGCCGGGCACCGGCTCGGTCAGGGTATTGATCGACTGACGGTTAGGCTGGCTGTAGCCAACGTCAGCGACCGTCGTGTAGTAGGTCATCCAGGAGGCGAGGGCTTCGCCCTTCGTGGTCATGTGAACTCCTTAGTAGCCGGTGGCGTGGAAAGTGAAGGACACGGCGGTGGCCACGTCGCGGTCGGGGAGGGTGATTCGGAATCCGGTGGCGTTGAGCATGTCCATCGCCCAGTGGGTCGGGACGTGGGCGTTGACGTCTGCGTTCACCTGCCCGTATGCGAAGGTGACGCCGACGTGGACACAGTCGCCAGGGAAAGCGACCGGGAAGTTGATAAACGGGGTGACGCACCGCTTCGCGCCCGCGATGCCCTCGTACTGCGCGAATCCGGTCCACCGCCCGTGTTGCTCGACGCGCTCCGTCTGCGCGGGGACTGCTGCCTTACCGCCGATGACCCAGTTGCCTGCGGCTGCCCCGTACGTGGTGACCGGGGTTAGGCGGGTGAGTGTCCATTTCCCCCGCTGGTCCTTTGCACCTGTGCATTTGTACAGGGTGTTCGCGAGGTCGAAGTAGACGGGGCGCCCCGCTGTTGGGGTGGCCCCGGCGCGGGCGGCGGCGTCGAGGATGTTGCGCGCCTCGTCCTCGGTGTCAACGTGGATGATGTGGCTGATTGATGCGGCGGTTTTTGGCCAGGTGGCGAGGATGTCCTCGCCCGCTTCGGGTGTGCGGACGCGGTTCCAGTTCTCGACTGTCATGGTCTCCCTTTACTGTCTCAGGTAGGTGGCTGTGAAGCGGTAATCCTTCAAGGTCGCGTAAGCAGCTTGATTTGATAGAAGCGCGATGCCGATTCGTTCGCCCTCCCCGCAGCGAATCATGCCCGACGTGCGGATCGTCATGTATTGGTTGGGGCCGGCGGCCCCGTACGCGTAGACAGAACCGAACGCGGAGGTCGGCGAATAGACGGTGCCCTTCGCGGCGTTCGTGACCGCGAGCAGCACGGTCCCGTCCCAGCTATATGATTTGATCGCCGCCCACGCTTCGACCTGATAGACGCCCGCCTTCGGGACCGTGACAGTCTGCCCACCATCCGATGTCTTCCACGCGCCTCCCGTCTCAACAAGCTTGCGCCCACCGGACATGAGTTGTAAGCGGTTCCACACGTCCCCGTTGAAAACCACCGACTCGACCTCGCCTGATGCCCAGCACAAGGCAGGCTTGTCCGCGAGCGCTGCCCAGGGCAGTTCAGACACGAGGGTGCGCCGCCCGCCGATGGTCTGCCAGTAGGCGAGGCCAGAGGGGGTGAGTACGGTGTCGTTGCCTGTGCCGTCTGCGAGCTGGATCTGCACGTTCTGGTTGGTGCGGATCATGCTGATGCGCGACGGTACGGGGTCCGAGTAGGCCTCGTCCCAGCGGGTGAGGGTGAGGTGGATCGGCCATTGGCGGCCAGCTTCGGGCGCGGCGGGGGGCCAGGTTGCGGTGACCCGGATCTGGCGGTCGTCGGTGGCCTCGAGGTCGCCGACGTTCAGTGTGAGGGTACGGCTTGTGGCCTGGCTGGTGGAGGTGGAGCTCACGGCGGGTTCGCCGCCGATCATATAGGTCGCGGTCACGGTGGCCCCAGCGGGCGCCTGCAGGCCAAGCGTGACACGAAGATCACGAACCGTCTTACCAGTGGTGGGCGTGGACGTCGTTTCTACGTGTTCGGGCACCCATGCGGGGTTGGCGATGTCAAAAACTGGGTGTGCGTCCTGCCAGGTGGCGCGCGTGGCGGGGTTTTGTCCGCTGACTCGTCCGATTGTGAATGCCGCTTGCCAGCGCATCATGGTGTCACCGCGCACAATGTGGGGTGTGCCGATGCCGCCGAGCACGAACTCCGAGCCCCTGAGCTGCGCGCCGCTAATCCACTTGCCGGTGATGCGGTCTGCGATCAGCTCGCCGGGAATGACGGCGTTTTCGGCGCGGATCTTGTCGACGACAGTGAGGGTGTCGAAAGCGGCGAGCTTGCTATAGAGCGCTTCGCTTGCGACGATTTCGCGGGCGGTGACCGTGCCCGCCTTGATACGCGAGCCGTCGATGGGCGCGCTCGCGGCTTCGGCGATCTTCCTGGTGAGGTCGTCGCGGGTTTCCTCGATGGCCAACTGGGCGCCCTGTAGGGCGGCGTTCGCCTGTGCGGCGGCGTCGCGGGCGGCCTTTGCGGCCTCGCCCACGGGCACCGTCACAACGCCGGTGGGGGCTGTGACGGTTGGCGCGTGGGCGAGGGTGGCTGCTCCGGTGGTGTCGCGGTCGAGGCGTACGGGCGCGCCCTGCCAGGTGATGCCAGCGGTCGAGGGGACGACAACGCTGGTACCGGGCGGGGCGCCGTGGGGGGTGACCTCGACGAGGCCGGCGGCCTGGTCCACAATGCCCGTGACCGTGCCCTGCACGGGCCCCGTGTGCGTTGCGGGTGTGCGGGCGGGCGTGAGGTCGAGCCAATCGGACAGGCTATCGGGCGTTGACAATTCCGTAAACCTCCAGATCGACGCGCATTTGCGCGTCAGAATCGGCCAGATCTATCGAGTAGCCGGTGACGGTGCCGGTCACGACCTCACCGCCCGTCTCCACCGTGATCGTGTCCCACAGCTCGATGCGGGGGTCGGATGCGAGTGCGAGGCTGCGCGTCCCACGGGCGGCGAGAGCCTTCGCCCTATAGGTCTCGGCGGCCTGCTGGACGGTGCCCTCGAGGTCGGCCATCTGCATTTCGCTGCGCTCGGTGACCACGCCGTAGACGGTGGGCTGGTAGGGCGCGTCGTATAGGGTCGCTATGCCGTTGTAGTGGGGTGCGTCGCCGCCGCCTTCGGGGGTTTCGCCGGTCGTGCCGACGAACCACCTGTTGGGGCGGCGCTCGGCGCTCTTGCGGGCGGCCTCGATGAGGAGGTCGCGCCCCGTGTAGGTCTCAGACGCGACCCCGGTCGCTGGTTTCCACACGTGCAGGCACCCATCGGGCCGCACGGTCCAGGCGAGACCGTACGCTTCCGCGAGCTTCCCCATGGCTTCAGTGCGGGACGTGCCCCACTCGAAAGTGCGGGGAATAGCCTGGTCGCCGTCGTCGACGATCACCTGCAGGCCGCCTTCGTCTGGGTAGCCTGCGAGGCGCTGAAACTCAGAGGAGACGGTCGCGCCGCCCGGTGGGGATGACGGCCAGTCCATGGGGTTTTTCTCGCACCGCTGCAGGAGATCGTACGCGGTCACGCTGACCCCGCCGGCGCTGGTTTCCTCCCACGCGTCGATCTGGTAGACACCGACGGTGACGCGGGTTGTCACGCCGACGGTGGTGATCGTCTGCGTGACATGCAACAGCTGCCCGTAGTTGTTCAGCGGGTCGCCGGGGTCACGGGGCACCCACCCGTGCGGGGCCTCGAGGGTGAGGCGCTCGCGGGGCGTGCGATCCGTCGACGCTTCGAGCTGCGCGCTGACGACGGGAATGTCCTCAGCGAGGACGCGCCCGGCGAGGACCGACGCGACGTGCACGTCGATTGTGGTCGGGGCGGCGAGAGCCGCTGCGTTCGGGCCGCCTCTCATGGCATCCCCGCGAACTCGCGCAGGAGGTCCACGTAGGAGCGGGAGCGCCACTTCGAGACCGCGTCCCAGGCGCCCCACGTGACGACGGGGACCGTGCCGACCAGGGCGCGCGCCTCGTCCAAGTCGATCTGCTTGTAATCGAGCGTCCATTGGCGGCGGACACGGTCGCGGCGGCCCGTCCGCTGACTGGTCGCGTGCGTGATGGCGAGGACGCGCACGGCGGGGATGTCGCAGTCCTGCAGGTCGCACGCGTCGTGCGAATGGACAGCGATCACAGGCTCGCGGGCTTCGAGGATGCGTTCGAGGCGCGCGCTCTCCTCAGCGTAGGCCAGGAGTTCGAGCCGCCCGGTGTAGGCGGCGGCGACGCCCGCCCACCGGATGACGGGGGTTCGGCGCGCGTTGATGTCCGTCGCGGTCGACCGCATCTCATATTCGCGGGCATCGTCCCCGATGTAGGAGACGACGGCCCGCTGACGAGAGTCAAGGCTGGTCACTGCGTAGCCTTCGCCGCGGCGGGTGAGCGTGAAGCGCCTGCTCCCCACCGTGTAGGTCGTCGCCACACCGGGCGGCGCGAGCGGGTCACACGCGGACAGGGCGGCGCGGCCAGACTCAGCGGGGAGGACGACACGGGCCCCGTCGCTCACTGCGAGTGCAGCGTCCGCGCCGTCCAGGTAGAAACACGGCAGCCCCGTCTCTTTGTGTATCCATGCCTTAATTGTCACTGTACGCTCCTCACGACCTTGACGGCCTCGGTTCGCGCGAACGCGCGCGTCTGCTCACCCGTCCACGGATTGGTGACGATTGCCGTCACGTGGACGTTCGCCGCACCCGCGCTTGTGGCGTTGCCGCCAACCCCGCCCGTCGCGTACGGCGTCGCCGCGCCGGGAATGTACGTGCCACCGAAAATGTCGGCGATCTGCCCGAGGATCGCCTCGCTGCGCTTGCGCTTCGACTTGGCAAGCGGAATGTAGCCCTCGCCCCCGGTTTCAGGCTCGGCCCACACGCGCCAGGCCCCCGCCGGGGCAATCTGCGCGACGTGCCGCTCACGGTGGAAACCGCCGCCCGCGTAGAACGACAGGACCGACCCGTCGGCCTGCGCAGACGGGCCTCCCGACTGGCTGTACTGTCCGACGATATTCACGTACCAGGTCTGGCCGTTCCACGCGGCCTTGATGTCTTCCATCTTGCTTGACACGTAGTCGTTGGCATTGATGTTGACGTAAGGTGTGTAGCCGTCGATTGCGGCTTTGATGACTTCGAGCTTCGCGTTCGCCTGATCGTTGTTGCCGTCGATGGTGACCGTGCCCGTCGCCGCGTCCACCTGGCCGACCGACGCGGCCAACTGCGCGATAGCCGGGTCGCTGTTCGCGTCAATCGTGATCGTTCCATCCTGATTCTTCGCATACCCGAGCGTTTCCAGGATCGTCGTGATCGCGCTGTCGTTGACGGCGTTAATCGTGATCGTACCGCCGTTCTGCGCCTGCACGTAGGCGATAAACGCGTCAACGCTCGCGTTCGCCGCCTGCGTTTCAGCGGTGACGTGAGATTCGATATTCGTCGGGATGAGGTTCAGCTGATCCGCGAGCGCGGCGGCGTCGTCGGCGGACAAGCCCATGGCCTGCGCGACCGCGATGAAGTTGTCGCGGGTCGTCTGCATTGCGGCTTGCATGTCTTCCATGGTTGCGCCGTTTTTTTCCATGGATTCGACGAGTTCCCAGCCGCTCTTGGCGAGGTCGTCGAGCGCGGCCTGGTTGGCGCGGCCGGCGGCCGTGGTGATGTCGAGGGTCTGCCCGTTTTTTTCGACGGCGGCGTTCGCCGCGTCAATCGCGTCGTACAGGTTTCGCCACGATCCGCGCTCCCCGAGGATGATGTCCTGAAGGGTTTTCTGAGCATCGATCAGGTCATGGGTCGCCTTCGCTTGATCCTCCATGGCCTTCACGGCGCGGTTCGCCGACCCCGCGAGCTTGTCCTGAGCCGACGCGTTAGCCACGCCCGCGCGGGCGGCCTGGTCGTTCATCTCGGCGGCCTTGCCCATGGCTGCCTGCGCCTCGTCCAGGGCTTGAGTGGCATCATGCACGTTATCGAAGGTTTCCTTGCCCCACGTACTTAGGCCGTTACCCCGGTAGTTCGTTTTACTGACGGTGTCCAGGAAGGCGCGGACGCGGGTGTTGGCTTCTTCGGACCCCATGGCGGCGTCGACATAGTCGTTGATGTCACCGCCGAGCTTCTCGAAAGCCGATGCGCCGGAATGGTGACCACCCCAGAACGTGCGGGTATCCTCATTCAGGCGCTTCAAGGCCGCGCCGCGCGTCGCGCCGGTCGCCGCGTTCGACACGGCATCCAGGGTTTCGGCGAACTCCTGAGCCATGGCCGTTGCGCGCGCCTGCTTCGCCTGGTAGTCGGACAGTGCGCTCGTGAGCGCTCCGAGCGCTACGGTCGCAGCGAGGCCCCACGGGCCACCGAACGCGCCCATGAGGGCAGATCCGGCGCCCTTTGCTGCGCGTCCGATTCCAGACATAGCGGGGCCGGCTGCCTGCGCGAGTGCGCTGATGTTTGACACGCCGTTCGCTCGGGCGGTAACCCATGCGTTGCCGAAGCCGCTGATAGCGCCTCGAGCGTCCGACAAGCCGCCGCGCATAGCTTCGAAACCGCTGCCAATACGGGTGATGAAGGGGATCGAGCCGTTCAGGGACGACAAAGCCGTGCGAACGTCGGTGATCGTCGTAAAGATCTTCATTCCCGCGCCCGCTGTGAGCGTCGCGGCGGCGGTGAAGGCCGCGAGGCCGAGCGCGCCTTGCTGCACGGGCGCGGGGAGGGAACTGAACGCGTTAACAGCCAGCTCAGCAAACTGAACGAGCGTGCGCAGGAAGTCGTTAGCGCCGCTACCGCTCTTGATAAACAGGGTCTCGAAACTGCCGCCGAGCTTTTCGAGGTCGCCGTTGAGGTTATCCATTCGCGCTTCGGCGGTTTCGGCGGCGTATCCGGCGTCGTTGACCTTGTCGATCCAATCCTGGATGCCCTGCGCGCCCTGCTCGTACAGGATGGACGCGGCGCGAATCGCGTCCTGCCCGAACATTTTCTTGAGGGCGGCCTGGCGGTCCTCGGCGGTCAGCTTGGACAGGCTGTCGTGAAGCTGGCCCGCGTAGTTGGCGAGGCCGACGAACTTGCCCTCGGCATCGTACGCGTGGATGCCGAGATCTTCCATATACTTGGCAGCCTGCTTGGATTGGGGCGTGAGGTTCAGGAGCATCGTCTTAAACGAGGTGCCTGCGTCGGAGCCGAGGAGGCCAGCTGATGCGAACGCGGCCAGGCCGCCCGTTGTTTCCTCGAGGCTGAGGCCCGTCTGCGAGGCGACGAGGCCAGCCTGCTTGAGGGCCATACCGAGGTCGGAAACGTCGCCCATGGCCTTACCAGCGCCCGCCGCGAGGAGGTCCGCGACGTGGCCGACGTCCGAGCCGCTGAGCTTGAACTGGGTGAGCGCGATTGATGCGATTCCGGCGGCGTCTGCGACACCCATGCCGCCGGCGGCGGCCAGGTCGAGCGACCCCTTCAGGCCACCATTCAGGATGTCAGCGGTAGAGACACCGGCCTTGGCAAGTTCCTCGATTGCGCCGGCAGCTTCGGACGCGCTGAACGCCGTGTCCGCGCCCGCCTGAATCGCCGCCTCCCTGAGCTGGTCCATGTTCGCGGCGGACTCGTGCGTCGCGGCCTGCACGTTGCTCATGGCCTGGTCAAAGTCCGCGAAAGACTTCACCACATAGCCAGCGGCGGCGGCTGCGGCGACCCCGTACCCGACCATTGCGGTGGAGGCGGTGTCCCAGGCGGCGCGCTGAAGCTGCGCGGACTGGGCGAGGCGGCCCATGGTGGTCTCGGCTGTCTTGCCGGTCGGGTCCCCCTTCGCGGCAAGCTGGTCGAGGCTCGTCGCCGCGCTCTTGATCTGCCTATTGAAGTCGGCGACGTTCGCGCGAAGCGTGACCTTAATTGACCGTTCAGTCATGGGCGTTTGCCTTTCCGCGCGCGAGCCGCGCCGCTATGTGACGGGCTGCCCCGCCCGGCTAGTCCTCGGTTCCGGTGAACACCACCGTCGGGACCATGCCGGGCGCGGGGCCCTGCTTGTGTTTCTTGCGCCACAGGTCGAGGGCCATTTGAGCGTTGTCTTGGCGTTCTTCTACCTCGAAATAGCCCTCGTAGTCGCCCTCGGTGAGGCGCTTGGGGTAGCCGTAGGAGCCGACGCGCGTGTCCTCGTACATGTCGAGCGCCCCGGCTAGGGTGCTGTCTAGCTCCCCCCACGTGTCGCCGGGGACGCCCAGGAACTCGGTCGGCCTGCGGCCCCATTTCTTCGCGCTTCGGAGCGCCCGAACCAGCCACGCTCCCGTGGGCCGGTCCAGGCACTCCGTCACGAAGGGACCGAGATCGTCGGCTTCATCGTGTTAACGGTGGCGACGGCCTGCACGAGGGCCACGACCTGCGGTTCGATGCGGTCACGCAGGGTGGCGAGCATGTCCACGGTGAGGCCGGCGGGCGCGGTGATCTGCGCGGCGAGCTGCTCGAGGGTGGCCTGGTCGCCGTCAATGCCGCGCTCGTCCATGTCCTTACGGAAACGCTGCACCCAGTCGGCGGATCGGCCCTGCACGGTGATGTCGAGTGCCGAGGCGCGGATCTGGTCGGCAACCTCGCGCATCTGCTCCTTCAAGGCGCGCATGTCGTCGACGTTGGCGGCGCGCTTCGCTTCGTCGTAGCGGGTTTCGAGTGCGGACAGGTCGGCGAACAGGTCGCCGCGAGCGTACAGGGTGACGGTTCGCTGAACGGGGGTGACGCCCGCGATCCAGGCGGCGAGGTCGAATGTCTCGGGCGTGACGGGCGCGTCGGGGGCCGTGCGGGTGAGGTTGAGGTCGCTCATCGTGAGTTCGTCGTTGGCTGCCATGCCGTGCTCCTATGTGTAGCTGTGGTGGTGTGGGCTGCCTGTGGTGGGTGGCCCGCCCGGCAGGTCTGGCAGCCCATTACGGAACCTGCCGGGCGGGAGATAGTGGTGTTAGGCCGGAAGCACGCCGAGAACCTTCACGTCCTCGGCGGCATCCATGATGTTCAGCTTCGCGGTGCGCTTGATGTAGCCCGCGAAACGGTCGGACGGCTTGGTCGGCGTACCGAGGACCGCCTCGTACACGCTGACGATGTCGTCGGCGGCGATTTCCGTGGACTCGTCCGGGCCTTCACGCTCCACAAGCCAGATCGTGGTGCCCTTCTTCTTGATTAGATCCCATACGAAGTCGTCGGCGGCGACGGGCTTGCCCGCCTCGTCGAGGTAGCGCAGGACGGTGATGTTGCCGGCGTAAGTCGTCGGGCCGGGGGCCTTGCCCTCGCCCTTCTTACACATCTCCTGCTCGGCGATTTCCGTGTCCGACTCAGCGCCGAGCGCGTAATCGTTCTTCAGGATTCGGCAAGAAATCTTCTTGCCGGCCTTGATTTCGTCGACGGCGGGGGCCGCAAAGTTCTGCGGCTTCGTGGTGAGCGCCCACAGGGCGATACGGCCGTCTGCCAGGGTCTTTGCTCCGGGCATTTTTACTCTCCTTCGGTGAGGGTGTCGGTGGTGTCGTCCCCATGCTCGGGGGCGTCGGTGGTGTCCTCCTGGCCGCAACACAGGGGTTCGCGGGCCTCGGGGGGCGGGGTGAGCGTCCAGTCCTCACCCCAGATCGGGTGACCGATCCAGTGCTCGGGGATGTCCTGAAACTCCTTGGTTCGGGTGTTGTAGGCGGTGACCATGTCACGGCTCCTTCGTTTCGGGGGTAGCTTGTGCGCGAAAAGTCACGGTGCAGTAGCGGGGCGCGCGGTTGGCGGGCGCGCCGACCGTGCTGTTATCGGCGCGCACGTCCGTAACACCCACGTGCGCGAGTGGGAAACAACGCCAGCCGTCCACCGTGGGGATCTCACCCTTCAGGAGGGCGGTGACCTGATCGGCGAGGTCCAGGACGTTCGCGGTCGTCGCGGCGACAACCTGCACGTGCAGGCGCACGTCAACGTCACCACCGCACCCGCTCACCGCTTCGGACGCGGCCAGGGTGGGCGGCCCCCACACGAACACGAAGGGGAGGCCGGGGTTGCTGGGCGGGTCACCGACGAACGCCTTAACGGTTGTGCCCGTTGATGTGAGGGTGGTGAGGCGGGCGCGCATCTGCGTCATGATGTCAAGGGTTAGCCCCATAGCTCTCCTACGATTTCGGCGACGGCTTTTTGGAAGGCTTCGGCTTCCTCGTTGAGCGGTTCGATGGGGTCGCGGGTGTGGCCGCCGCCCCTCGATGTGCCGAAGTAGGCGATATTGGCCAGGGCGCCGCTCGGCTTGTCGGGGCCGATTTCGGCTTCGATGGTGTGGTCCCCGTCGATGAGGTCATAGGAGATGGACCGTGCGACGTGGCGGATGCCCGCGTTGCCCGATTGCTCGAGGTCGGCCTGCATGGCGCGTTTGATGTTCAGCGCGCCCTTGCTGACGGCGGGCCTAAGCCAGCGGGAGAGTTCGCCGGGCATCCTGGTCGCGTCGGCGGCGATCTGCCTAACCTCGCGTGTGTCAATCTCGATACCGGTCACAGCAAATCGTCCCCGTTGGTTTCCACGTCCACCTGGAAGCGCCGCGACGTGACGTGTGTCTTGTCGAAAAGTCCCGTGACACGAAAGACGCTCAGGTATCCTGCGACGCGGATCAGGTCGCCGACGCGGACGGCGTCGACGTGGTGTGGGAGGTGGATCGAGTACCGCTGGATGGTGACGAGGGCGCCGGCTGCGTTCGCCGCGGTCTCGTGCGCCTCGTACGTCTGAACCTTGCACGGCCCAGCCCATACGGGGTTTTCTGTGATGTTGTCGAGGCCGTCGGGGCCTGTGGTGACGGTCGGGCGGGTGATGGTTGCCCGGTCTGTCATGAGGGCTTCGGCGGCGCGGCGGCCTGCGATAATGGCAGTACGTGCGCTCATGCCCAACCTCCCGCCGGCGTCGCGTCCGCGTCATGGCCCCCAAGCCAGGGCGCGGGGGCCAGCACCGGCAGGTATGCGCCAGAGGTGGACCCGTCCTGAGACAGTCGCGCCCACTCGTCAGCGGTGAGCGTCAGTTCCACAGCGGACGCGGCGGCGTCCAGCGTGTAGCTGTAGTCGTCGATGCGCTCGTTGCGTTTCCCGTCGGGGTTGCGTGCGCGGCGGGCAACGACCTCGCTGATGACGTCGGCGAGGATCTGACGGTCCAGGCTGTCAAGGTTGCCGAGGCGGGCGCTGATGATGCGTTCCGTCTTGGCGATCCAGTTGAGGATTTGCGCCTGTTCGTCTGGGTCGGTGATTGGGCGGCCTAGTGTGGTCGCCACGTCGATTACGGTCGCGTAGGCCACGCGGGCCCCCTTATCAGTCGTCGACGTCGGTGGTGGGTTGCCCGGCGGGCGGGCGCCGCTCGTACCCGAGGCGCTCCCATAGGGGGAGTTGGCTCGCGGGCACGGCGACGTGTTCGCCCGCCGGGCTAATCACGTGAACGATGTCGGTCACTTGCGGGCGATCTTGACGAAAGCGTCTTTGTCGGCGACCGCGAAGCCGTACTCGGCTTCGGCGCGGACGGCGACGAGGTTGTTCTCGTACAGGGAGACGAGCTGGCCGCCGATGGTGACGGTCGCCTCGGTCGAAATGTCCATCGTGATGCCGCCGACAGTGCCCCAGGCGCACTTCGACCAGTCGCCCGCGAAGCCGACGGTCTTGTCCAGACCGACGTTCTCGTGCATGTAGGTGGTGCGGCCGAGGACAGAGCCCGAGCGCAGTGCGGGGACGGCGCCGGTGTAGGCGGCCTCGGCGAACAGGGGGCGGCCCGCCGTGTCCTTGGCGTTCAGGAGGTCGATTTCGAACCCGGTGTCGAAAGCAAAACCGGTGACCTGCTTCTTGGGGGTGCCCTGCAGGTTCAGGGCCATCGCCTTCACCAGATCGTCGTACGTATTGGTACCAGCGGCGGCGCCCAGGGTGACGGACTTGGTGGTGGCGGCAAGGGTGGTCTCGAACGGCGACGTACCGTTTCCGTCGCCGCCCTTGTTGTGGAACACCGCGAGGTCGAAGGCGCGGGCGAACGCGTCGGCGAGGAGGCCCGCGAGGGTCTCAGAGTAGCCGCCGGGGTTGGCGCGAATGACCTCCTGCGAGGCGACGGCGATTGCCGTCAGCTTCTTGGGTTCCATCTTCACCAGACCGAGGCCGGCCTCGGTGGTGTGCTTCTGGGCACCCTCAGCGGTCCAATTGGCGGTCGGCTTGCTGGTGACGATGGGGAACGCCTGGCCAGAGGCGCCCAGCGGGACCTTGCGGATGAGGGACATTGCGGCGCTGCCCTTGGCGGCCTCGTCGAAAATGGGGCCGGCGAGTTCCGGCTTGATAAAGCCGTTAAAATCGCTCAGCTTCTTGGCGGCGGTAATTGCCATGATGTGGTGCTCCCTTCGAGCGTGAGAATGTGGGGGTGGGCTGCTCAGTGCGTCAGTGCCCGCCGACGGCCTCGATCAGCATTGCCGTGAGCGCGTCCGTGGTGGTCGCGGGTTCGGGCTTGCCGCCCTGCGACGGGTCGGGCCGCATGGCCAGCGGCGCGGGTGCCGCGTCAGAGGCCGGGGCCGGGGCGGGGATCGCGGCGAGGAGCTTTTCTGCGGATGCCGTGAGTTCCTCGGTGTTGCTGCCCTGCAGGAAATCGGCGAGCGCGTCAGGAACGCGCATCGTGTGAATGACCTCAGCGCGGGCGAGCTTCGCCTGCAGGTCGGCGACCTGGGCGGCGGCCTGTTCGGCGGCGGCGGTTCCGGCGGTCTTGGTCTCGTCGAGGCTGACGGTCAGGGCCGCCACCTGTGCTTCGAGATCCTTGACGCGCGCGTCGGCTGCCTTGCGGGCGTCACGTTCGGCGCGCAGGGCCTTGACGCCGCCCTCGTTGAGGGTTTCCTCAGCGGGAGCGTTGTCCGTAGCCTCCGTATTGGTAGCCTGCGCTTCGGATGCGTTGGTGTCGGTGGACATGAGTAGTGGTTTCCTTTCTCGAATCGCTCGAGGGGGCCGCCCGCGCCGTCGCGGCGCGAGTCGGTGGCTTAGCGGGAGGCGCGCAGGAGCGCACGCATCCGGGTCAGTTCGCCGCCCGTCGCGGTGGCCGCGTAATAGCGGGCCTCGACTTCGGCGGCGATCTTCGGGGTGAGGGGGTAGTCAGCGCCGCCGATCCGCGCGCCGCCGTGGCGCTCCTGAGCGGCGGGCGTCCACGGGTTTAGCCCGTTTTGCACGTCCTGCCAGTCACGGGTGGCGACTGCGACGCGGCGTTCGGCGGCGGTCATGCGGCGGCCCTCATAGGTGGCCTCGTACTGGCCTCGCAGGGCGCCGCCGCTGACCTGCCCGCGCCCGGTGATATATCCCTGAGCGCGCAGGGCCTCGACGGCCTGCTCACGGTTGTGGTTCAGGCGGTAGATCGTCTCCGGGGTCATGCGCTTCTGCCCCTTGCGTAGGATCTGGCCTGCCCACCCGTGGCGGCTGGTTCCCTCAGTGGTGAAAGCGCCTCGGTACTTCATGCCGCGGCGCGCGTTGACGACCTGATACATGTCAGCGCCGTCGCGGATGGCCTGCGCGCCAGCGTTCGTGAAAACCCTGTTTTGCTCGGCTTCGCTCATGCGATTGAACGCCTCGTACGGGTCGTCGATGAGGCCCTCCGCGAAGGCCTCGGCCTGGTCCGTGACCATGGTGGGCACGTGTACACAGTCGCACCGGGGGTGGCGCAAAAAGCCATTATTCCAGCGGTAAAAGCTGCCTGCGAGGATCACGCACCGCGAACATGACGGTGGGTTGAGCATCCGCACGTAGCCCGTGCGGGGCCGGGCGGCGATCTGTACGCCCGCCGTGCCCCTGCCCGCGTCCGCGATCTCCGTTAGGACCATCATTGAAAGCTGACGGCCCCCCGCCGCGAGCGCCTGCGCGGGTTCTACGCCGTCTGCTATGAGTGTGCGGGCGGTGATTGCGGGGGCGCGTAGGAGGGTTTCGAGGTTGCGTCCGTCGGCGGCGAGGCCTGCGAAGGCGTCGGGGTCGACGAGGCCGTCGGGTTCGGCCCAGGTGCCTTGTTCTCCGAGGGCTAGGGCGCCGCTGACTAGGGCGCTGGTCGCCGCCGTGCGTTGGGCGTTGGTGATTGCGGCGGTGACGGTGGGGATGCGTTCGCGCCACGCGTCGGCGATCCAGTTGGGGCCTAGGCGGCGCCAGTGGCGGGTCGCTGTGGCGAGGGCGCGGGCCTCCTGTTCACGGACCAGCGCGTAGTGGTGGCTAATCGCGGGCGGGATCGATGCCATGGCCGGTGCCCAGGTCGTCGTCGGTCAGCGCGGGGGTGGTCTTTTCCAGGAGCCGAAGCAGATCCGGGTCTGTCTCCTCCTCGCGTAGATACGCGCGTTCGGTGGCTTTTCGGGCGTCGTCCCAGCCGAGCTCGTCCCACGCACCTTCGCGGCTGATGAGGGGCTTTCCGCCTGCGAGCTTCTGCAACGCGTCGGCCTTCTGACTGAACGTCGGCGTCGCCGGGTCGTGCCAGGCAACATTCACGGCGCCCATGGGGACGGTGTGCCCCATGATGCGCGCGGCGATTGTGAGCGCACGGGACAGAGCGGCGCCGCACTCAGCGTTGACGCGCTCGACGCGCTTGACGAGCTTCGATTCCTCAGCGCGGATAGCGCCCTCAGCGGGCGGGTTCGTGGTGATGAGACCGAAGTAGCGGGCGGGGAACCCTGTCAGGGATGCGGCGAGCTTCCCGTATAGCTCGATGGTGTTGTGGAAGTTTGACAGTTCGCCGGGGGCAAGCTGGGTGACCTTCGCCCCGGCGTTCTGCAGGGCTACGAAGGGGTTGAGGTAGTTCGTCCACGCGGACGGGTCTGCGAAGTCGCTGCGCTTGGCGCCCATGATGATGCGCTTGGGGACCGCGTTCGTCTCCAAGGCAGCCTGCATCTGCGTGATGGCGCGGGCGGCGGCGTCCGTCACGCCCATGATGTCGTCCATCTCCGAGTGGCCCGCCGTTTCACCCGTCATCTGACGATTGAATGACGGGATCACGGGCACGATGCCGAGGTGGTGCTCGTCGCGGTCCACGACACGCCAGGCCCCCCCCACCGTCGCGTACGTGGTGGTGGTGTCCGGCGTGTAGATCGTCGCATACCGGGTTTGCGTACCGTCGGCGGCCTGGTCGGTCACGATGCGCACTGCGTGCGTGATCGTCTTGCGCCGATAGTCGAACTTCACCGTCATTTGACGGGGCGATTCCACGCAAATGATCGGGTAGTCGCCTTCCTGGTCGCCGACGCCAACGGACAGATAGGCCCGCCCGTAAATGAGACGGTCGCGCTTCCACTTGCACAGCTCGGCGGCCAGGTCGTTCGCGTCGATCATGGCGCGAAGATCCTCAGCGACTTCGGGATGCGCGGGCACCATGATGCCGCGCACATCCTGACGTTCCTCAATGGTGTCCACGACCACGCGGGGCCAGTTGACGACTGTTTCGAGGGTGCGCAGGGATGGGGGCAGTGCCAGGCCGAGGTGTTGCAGGGTCTGGCGGCCCTCGTAATAGGCGCGGTGCTTCCTGTCCGACGGGGCGGTGGTGTTCAGGGCGTTCTCAGCGTCGGACAAGAGCTGCGCCTCGTCGCGGGTGATCTGGTCAGTCATGTCGTGTCCTTTACCATGCGAAGCTGATGGCGCCGCCCGTCTCCCAGCCTTCGGCGTGCTCATCCGCGGCGGCCTCGTGGGCCAGGATGTCGGCCATGAGAACGTCGATCTTCATGTGCTCAGCTGGCTTGCCGAGGATGAACTTGTCGCCCGGCTTGGCGACTTTGCGGGCGTGCAGGGCGCACAGCTTCGCGGTCTCATCCGGGGTGTGTGTGGTGAGGCCTTCGGCGAGGTCCTCGCGGAACCGCACCAGGGCCGCGAACATTCGTGTGATTGAGTTCGTGGGCCACTGCACGACGACATCGTCGCCGTAGAGGTTTTCCCAGTGGTCGATCTGGGTTTCCCAGTGCCTCGGGTCACAGTAGAACCGTTGCACGGTGTAGCGGTCCATGAGTTCGGCGACCGCCGCGTCAACCTCACCGCGCGGGATGCGCCCTTCGGGCCATTCCTCGGGGTTCCAGACGGTGGGCCGCTGGTCGGGGCCATAGGTGGGGGTGAACCTGAGCCCGTCGACGGTTTCGGCGCGGATCGCCGTCCAGTCACCCGACCGCGAGCCGTCGAAGCCCAGGGCGATTTCGCAGCCCGGTTCGGGCTGGGTGTCGCGGGTCTGCCTGTCCCACACCTTCTCAGTGAGATAGGAACCCTTGCCCTGCACAAGCCGGTTCCCGAAGAATCGTTCGGCCTGCGTGGGGTCGGTTTCCATGAGCTCGTCGACCTCGGCGTCGATCGCCTTGGGGTCAACCCACGGGGATGAGGCGTAGACGAAGCGGTGAATCTTGGACCTGTCGGCCTTCTTCGTGTAATCCCAGTCGAGCGGGGGCTTTTCGTAGAACTTGAAGATGTCACGGGCGCGCGACTGGTACGCCTGTTGGGCCGCTGAATCTTCCATGGGGTCCCACGGGTTTGTCAGCTCGATGGTGCGGCCCTGCATACCGGCAACGGCGCGGCGGATCGTCTGCCACGTATTCAGCACGCCCGATTGGGGCGTGTAGAGGCCCGACTCGTCCGCGATAGCGCACGTGAAGGGCTGGCCGAGCTTGGAGCGCGCAGCCGACGTGACGGGGACGATCTTCCCCTCATTCGGCAAGCGCACGAAACCCTCGCGGACCCGTACGAAGTCGCCGAGAGGACCGCTCTTAATCATGGCCTGTAGGGGCTCGTAGACGTTTCGCGTCTGGTCCTCAGCGAAGGCCAGGAGGGCTATCAGGCTCTTGTCACGGGGGCGGCCCATGGCCTCGCCCGGTTCATACCAATATTCCCACCCGCACCCGCACCCGTGGTCCGAGCAACGGTAAACGTCGCCGTCGCGCGCCCACCCCGCGAACATTGCCGGCCCAACGCCTTCCGCGAGCGCAACCGCCGCCGCGAGCGGCGACTTACCTGACTTCTGAGGGCCAACCCACAGGCTGCGCCGGTAGGTGAAGGGCTCCACGAGACGGTGCGGGTCAGATTTCGCGTTGGCCTTGACCCGGTAATGGTTGGCGTTGCAATACAACTGCCACCCGTTCAGCACGAGCGGCTGGTTGAAATACACGCCAGAGGGGACGAGGCAGTGGGCCTCGATCCAGTCAGAGATCAGAAAACCCAGCGTGTGATTCGGGTTGAAATCTAGGGCGAGCGGGGGCGGCGCGTACTCGTCATGCGCCATTGGCGTCGCCGTCGACGACGGTCATGCCAGCGAGCCTGGCGCGGGAGGAGCGTCGGCGGGCCGGGCGCTCCGACGGTTCGGCCTGATCGGCGGGCTGGCCGGTCGTGATCTGCCACTGGTGCAGGGCGAGGCCCGAGGCGGTGAGGCCGATCTGGTCGGCCAGTCGCAGGAGCGCGGTCTTGTCGCCGGCCTTCGCGCCTTCCTCCTCACAGGTGACGGCGAGGCGCACCCACTGGGCCACGTTGTAGGTCATCCAGGGCTGCTCGCGCCAGACCTCGGACTGAGGCTGTTTCCACGCCCACTCCCATAGCTCGAGTTCACGCTTCCACCGTAGCTCGGTTGCCAGCTTGCGGAAACGGCGACCCCCGTTCGGAAGGGTCTCCCACAGCTGCATGGGGGGCATGGCGAACTCGGGCACGGGCGCGGTGGCGGGAACACCGCCGAGCTGACGGAAAGCGATCCCGCGTGCGTCGCTTCGGGCTGAGTTCGGGTTAACGGGCGGCCCGCTACGGGCACGCGCTCCACCGGAAGGCATGGTCGGTCTCCTCGCTGGCCGGCGTCGCGCCTGCCTGCAGGGCCACCTCGGCGTCGCGCCGGGCGGCTTTTTCGGTTGCGGGAGGGAAGTCTTGAACCCTCCGCACTGTTTACATCCCTCACCGGCGGTCTGACGGGGCCCCCGTCGGGGCCACCCCCCCTGGGGGGTGTGCATGTCAGCCCGTTTCGGTTCGGTCGTATTTGTGCGCCGCTTTGCCTGCGGCGCTGCGATTGCAAAAAACGTGTTCTGGTCCGCGAATGATCGAACGATCTTCATCATCGTGACCAAGATCAAACGGTTCGCCTGCCTTGATGGGCTTGCCACACCGCCAGCAGACGGCCTGGCCGGCTTCAACGAGGCGGGCGGCCCGTACGCGGGCGGCCCGGTAGCGGCGGTCATACCCGCGCGCTGTCGAGTAGCCTCGTTGCTGCTCGCGCTCGCGGTTGTGGGTGGGGCAGTAGCGGGGGCCGGGGTGTGGGATGAGGGCGGGGCAGCCTGTGTGTGGGCAGCGGCGGCAGGACATGGTCACTATCCTTGTGGTGAGGGTCACGTCCCCACGTGTTGACTTAGCGTTGCGCGCGGGCTATAGTTAGTGGTGTCAGGAGGGAACAAGCCACCTGCAACTCAATGAAGGAGACCCCAATGCAGACCATCTACACCCCCGACGAACTGGCCGAGGTTATCGAGATGACCGAGGAGCCCACCCGCTTCACCACCCTTGAGGAGGTGCGGGGCATGGTCCGTGACGCTATCGGCCTTGACGCTGACACGGACATCGAGGAGCTGGTCGACGAGTGCTTCGCCTGGTACATGGCCGGCGACCCGCGCACGGGTGCGATCACCCTGAATCGTCAGGGCTTCTACCAGGTCGTGACCGCCGAGGACTTCTGGAAGGCGGTCGAGCGCCTCGGACTGTGACCCACGGGTGATACACAAGACCCCCGACCTGGTAGATAGGTCGGGGGTCTTGCATATCGATTCAGGAGGCAGGGTATCCGTGGCACACTACACCCGCTTCAAGTGTGACACTACCACACTTAGGAGGTATCCGCTACTCGGTATCTGCGCGGGTCGCCACCTGCGCGCGGTGAGCCTTCTGCAGTTTCGTGGTGGCTTTGACGGCGGCGGCTAGGTCACCGTCGATGGTGGCATCCATGGTGTCCCTGCGTTCCATGAGCTTGACGACGACGCCCACGGTCTCGGGGTCGCCTTGTGATGCGAGGGGCCAGAGGGCGGCGCTCATCTTGTCGAGGCGGCGGGCTTCGACGTCGGGGTCGTAGTCGCGGGGGTCCAGTTTCTTCCCCGCTTTGATGAGGGCCTTCGCGTCCTTGACAGTGGTGTCGAGGACGGCGGCGATCTTGGCGACGCTCATTCCGGCGGTGGCGAGGTCGAGGGCACGCAGTGCCAGGTCGTCGTCAGTCATGCCGCCCCCTTTCTACTGCGTATGCCGCCGCGCGCCGCGCTATGTTTTCGACGACCAGGCCGGGTAGCGGCTCGGGCACGTGGTTGATCTTGCATTTACGGCGCCACTCGACGGTGCCGTCGTTGTGGACCCATATCAGGCCGATTGATGCGTCAATGACAGGACTTGTGTCGATGAGGCCTTCGGGGACCGCGTATAGGAACCTGTGCGTTACGCGCTTCCAGGGGCGGATCTTCGCCCATGTTTCGCGCTTCGCGTCGGCCTTGTCGACCTTGATTTCGATTGCCGTCCTGATCTGCTTGTCGATCATGAGGGCGTCGATGCGTCGTTTTAGGGAGTCGTGGCCTTCGGAAGCGTAGAGGTTTGCGAGCTCGTGCTCGTCGCTGATGGTCAGTTCGGGCACGATAGCCGCTGTTGGCCAGGCTTTGCGCAGGGCGTTCAGGATGTCGTCGGCGTTCATGCTGCGCCTTGTTCGCGGTCGAGGCGGTCGTGGACGGCGCGCACCTGGTAGAGGGGGCCGGGCTGTGTTGGCACGTGGCCTCGGTGCGCCCACTGCCTGAGCCGGTCGTGGGTGAGGGTAGGGAATGCGTTGTGGAGGGTTGCCCAGTCCACGTAGATTGCCGGGTTCCTGGTGTTTCGGAGTACGTCGTTCAGGGCTACTTTTCGGGTCATGGCCTGATCTTCCTTATCTTGGTACCACCTGTCGCAGCGCTCGCAGGAGCCGTGTTCTGGGATGCCGCTAGGTGTGGGGTCGGTTGTGATGTTGCCGCCACAGTTGGGGCAGGTGCCGATGGTGGCGGGGGTGTGGCCTGTGGCGCGGGCGAGGATGCGCCACGTGTCGGCGATCGTCTCTGCTAGCGCCTCCCAGTCGGCGGCGTGGTCCTGCGCCCACGTGACGGTGCCGATCAGGTAGTGGAGCGTTGACCGACGGGCGGGGGCGGGCTCGCTGCGCTCGTCGGCGAGCTGCACCGCCCACGGGTGCAGGACGTCGAGCACGCCGCGGCTGGTGCGGATGCCGGCGGGACCATCGTCGGTGGTGTCGAGGA